CTTGCGGCGATCAGGCGCGTCTGCCACTTCATCGCCCTCGTCAACATCTGGCTTATCGTTCTCAATTTCTGGCGGTTTGTAGTCGCCCTTACGCAACAGCTTAAAGTTGTTCGGCAATTTCAACGCATCAATGATACTCTCGGTGCTGTATCCAGCCGCCTCCAGCTTCAAGATGGAATTGATACGAATATCATCAGCCTCAGCCTGCACTTTGACCTCGTCAACAACTTGCGGAATAGCGAATTCGTAAGTAATGGCTATGCCCATGCCGCCAGTGATTCGGTTCAATTCGTGCGTCAACTGTGTGTAGTTACGTAACAGCAGTGGGTCAACGACATTCTCAGCGAACACTTGCTTTGACACCTGTGCGTTGGCGTACGTTGCAGTGTCGTCAACTCCCTTCATGATAGCTGAAACACCAAATGACGTATCGATCCGCCTATCCACCTGCTTAAATAAGTTCTCAAAATCAATATCTTTATTCGGTTGTGAAAATGGCACCCACTCAATAGCCGCACTGCCCGACGGGACGCCAGTCTTTATATTGACTGGGCGGTGTGTGTATGTGACGTTGTTGTTGCTCCCTGCTCCGCGATGAGCGTCTTGCAACATTGCCACGCTCTCTTGAAACGCCTGCCGTGTTGGTGCAGTAATGATAAACTGCCCAGCTGGCACTGCCCCGTTCTCGAAAAAGCCAGCCTGAAAGTCAGCAATATAGTCGTCGAGCGTCGCCCAGCGGCGTGATGCTTCAGACGGCGAATATCCAGCGTACAGGTCGTTTGGGTCAACTCCACCAGGCAATACCAGCACCTCGTCTTCAGTAAACGTCTGTGTGCCAACCGTATATGTTGTCTTGCCACCAACTCGTGCAACTCGCGGAAACTCCAGAAACGTAAAGCCAGCAATATTCCTGCCGCCCTGCCTCATGAAATCACCGCCAGGTTTTGCTACTCCGCCATAGTTGCTCCAAACCAAAATGTACGTCTTCCGCAAGGACAATGTCGACACGGCTATCTTTTCAGCAAACGCCACGGAACTGTCTGATTTATTCGGGTGATATAGCGCATCAATAACACAATGATCAATCTGCTCTCCATTGCCATTAATGGCAAACGGCCGCACTGTCATGTATTTATTAGCGATTGTGCGGATATTAGGATAAGCTGTCGCATAACTGCTGGCTCGGTAATGATCAAACATCGATAATCTTTGAAAGGCAGGGTCAACGCCGCTCACACGTCGCTCGCCCCTTAATCCCATGGCTGTCTTAATAATTCCCATCTACTTGTTGCTCCTATATAAATAAACCGACCAAAATATCAGCTGTACGCCGACAAACACCACTGTGGCGACCTTGCCGCCGTAATATAGCCAAATACAGAATGGCACGCCGAAAAACATCAGCAGTCCTATCCATGCCTCAATGACAGTATCCCTGTCTGGCTTTTGAAACTTTAATTTGCGCAAAAAGTCTTTCAATTTCATATAGTCCTCTAACTGTAAATATACGGATTACATAATCCCAGCCCACTCCATCACCACTTCATGCCTCAGCTGCAGCCAAAAGCCCATTAGTACAGAGTCAAATATGTCAGGAGATTTGCCGAGCCGCTTCTTGATTGACTCCTTGGACTCCAGCACAAACACCTTATCTTTATATTCGTGGTGGTGCATCTGTGCCTCCTTGATAAACTCATTGAGAAAAGGAAAGCTCTCGAGGATTTTCACCTTGCCGCTATCTAGCCCCATCGCCAGCATGTACGCCACCTGTGAACGTAAATTATTAAACGCCATCAGCTCCTGCGAACGCTCAGCATCCTCTCGGCTCTTTGGCTCGTCACCGAATGTCAGAAATGGATCAGGTGCAAAGCCAGACTTAAACACTGCAAACTCAGCGCCGCGATCTTTGCCGCCATCAATAACACCAACACCAACGCCCACACCGTCAATAGCAATATTCTCGTAGCCAATCGCAAAGTTATCTGAGTGATCAATCAGCCACTCTGCCTGCTTGCCTGTTTCCATCTGCTCGCTTGAATCTTTCGTGATGCTGCCATCAATCAGTGTCAGGTTCTCCCAATCTGCCGCCACGCTACGGTCAACGCCATCACGTGCCACGTCGTATCCAGTCGTCTTGCGACCTAGTTCATAGCTCTTGACGATCGCCTTGGCAAATATGCTCGAGCGGAATATCGTCTTGCTCTCGTCTTGGTATTCCCAGTTGTTTTTCAGGTACCGTTCAACCCACCACGTCGGGTTGGTCATCATAGCATCAATATCTGATTGCATCTGCCATGAGTCAGACAGGTCAAACTCAACCACACGAATATTCGGCGGCAGCGGCTCATACTTGCCATTTCCGCCGTATTTCCAACGCATATACACCTCTTTGATATGTTCAACATCGTTCGGGTTGAGAGTGATAATAGCGATGCTCGGCTGCCCGTTGGTGTTACGGCGGCCTTTACGGGATCTAGCTGTGGTAAACATCGTCAGCGACAATTCGTCAGCCTCGTCAATATGACTAGCACTGGCGTTGATACCTTTAATCTTCTGACCGTTCCTGTCTTTCGTCTCGTCCGCTTCCACAAAGCCAATCTTTGAGCCGTTTGGGAACTTAATCTCATAATCTTGGCCGTTGTACGTGTAGTCCTCGCCCTCTTTGAAGTTCTTGCGGTCGAGCATAGTCAGGTATGACGGAATTACTGATCGCTTTGCCGTGCTGATATTCTTGCGAAACACTGTCCAATACGTCTTCTCGAACGTGTCGCAAATATCGATGCCGACGCTCGCCGCAATGTCTGTCTTGCCAGTACCTACCGCACCAATCAAATAAATAGTATCGACTTCGGGGCAATCGTTAATAATATCGACAACGCTCTGCTGCTTTGGCTTCAATTCTAGCGACATGAACTACTCGCCTTTCGTTTTACGCGGCTTGATGGTCGAGACAATCTTTGGCGGCTGTTTCTCGCGAACGCTGACGTCCAGGTCGACGTGATCAACTGGCTTGCCAAACGCTCGGTCTAGCATATCCTTGATCGCCTTATTATCAGGCTTCTGCGTGGCGATGAAATAATACTCATCATCCACGCCATCAAGTTCGCCGTCGAGAAATGCCGCAATAGTCTCAGGGTCGGTAACCTGCTCTGCTGGTAACCGATTGCCCTTGCGGTCGGTCTTTATAACGAACAGCAGCTGCACGCCTGTCGCCAGTCGGAACTGTGCTTCATACAGCTTGTCAGCGTTTCTGGTGATTCGATCTAAAATCCGCTGCTTCTCTTTCATACGGTTAAGAACCTTTTGGGTCTTTTTGCCCTTAACTCCGCCGCTGCCTTTCCTAGCCCCGCCATGAGTTGACGGTGACGTACGCTTACAGCCAGCCACATGGATATCGTAGTTGTCTTGCCGCTTATACTTTCGGCCGCACCTAGGACATGATTTGAAGTCGTCTTTCATGATTATAATTCTAGAGATTGACGCGTAGTTCCTTTGGTATTGACTGCTCGGAAACAGCTGAGATGTGTACGCCGTAACTATTTGCGATGAGCTGTGCTTGCATGAAAGTCAAATCTTTCGTGTTCCTCAATTTGCGCAGCATATTTTGGTATGGTTTCTTGTTTCGGTCTTGCCAAGACTGCAAGAGAATGTAGTGCGACAACGGCTTGTATTTTCGCTCGTCGCCAATAATAATTGCTTGTTTCGAAATATAATAAATGGCGACCTGTCCGATCTCTTGACGGCGTCGCCTCGTCTTGTCTTGTTTGTCAATTTTTAGCCACTTAACCATGTTTGTTATCCCTCCTCTACCTCTGAAATATACAGATTAGGCGCTGGCAATCGCGGCCTCCCAACCACTCAATCTCACCAGCGCCTAGCTATAAAATGCTTTGACTGTTTTATCAAGCAGTCAAGCGTTCCACTTCAGTCATAAACCTCTCAATCGTTCGATTGCTCTTGTGATTTCGGCGGAATGACGATCAGCTTGTCAAACGGCAGGATGAATGCTTGACGTCCCAACAGCTGCTTCAACTGCTTTTTTCATCGTGGCGTTGTCTGATTCGTACTCAAACAATACATCTCCGCTGAACCATGATTTAATTTCAATTTTGACTTTGGACATTTTAGTCCCCTATTTAGTTATTGATTCGATAAACTCAATCGCCGCATTACAACCTTTGCAAACAACGGTCTGAACGCCAGCCTCATTGAGCGTTTTAATCCACTGTTTTTGATTTGCTGACGTTACGCCTCCTTTCTTGCGTTTCATTTCGATGAATACCAAACGATTTGCGTATGTATTGGTATATGATGATAGATCCTCTCGAGGCACATTGTCGCCGTATCCATACCAGACATCCGGCACGACTACGGCCAAGTCAGGCACGCCAGAACTCACGCCGAGTTTCTTATTTTTCGCTTTCTGGCTCCAACTTCGGGTGTAGGTTTCATTCGGCACGCGAAAGTGTGGATAGCCTTTTAGTCGCAGCCACTGCACAAATGCTTCTTGCTCCTGATCCTCGGTTGGATTATCTATGTTTGCGAGGTTAGGCATTGCTACTTTCTCCGTCAACCACCTTGAAACACTCACTCGGCTTTCTCAAAAAGCGTTCGGTGTTCTCGCCATCTTTCATTTCAACCAGCACCTTGGTAACTTTTCGGGTTTTGAATATTACGAAGAGTCCATCGAGTAGGCGCGTAGTATGTTGCTCCTCGGTTACTCCGCCAGCAACAACAACGCCAAGTCCATATCTGTCGGGATTACTTTTTCTTTCATCTCGATAGGCGAAATACACTTTGTCACCGATAGTAAGTCCGTCAAAAGACTGCCGAAATGCCGACTCTTTAAGTTCGATTTTGTCCATTATTTCCTCCTATTTTTCGATTTATCTCGCCACTCTCGATATTCGATCTCGTCCTCGATTGCTGGCACGATTAGGGCTGTTAGTATTACGATTGCGAAAATTATTGCGATTATTATGGTCATGATTGTTTTTCCTCCGGCTTCTTAATTCGCACCAGGCGACAGTTTGTAATATATGCCCCCATGATGCTTGTCCTATCGCCAGTCTCTAATGCTCTAAGCGCCGGTAGTCCCACGCCGCACATCTCTATGATCTGGCAGACGATATTAGTTTTATTGCCAGTCTCCGCATCTGGATAGACAACCAAAACATAATCGTGCATCCGCAACTTGTCATCGTCGCCTATTTCCCAATCGTCGTAGGTAAAATGGCCTAAAACTAGGTCGCAGCATGCTGCGTGGTTGTAGTTGTAGTCGCTGTGGTCTAGCGGCTCCTTAACATAGTCATCC